ATTCGAATAAATCATTCAATTTCATACTATTATTTACTCGATTTCCAAATTATCCAACGGGACCACCTAGACCACCAGCTGGCGCGGATACTGCGGCCGCTCCGCCACCTGGTACTCCGGTACCCTCTTCTGGACCACCTTCTGCACCCATTTCTTCCCCACCGCCCATCATATCCATGTCTGCACTGATGCCACCTGGGGTAACACCGACAGAGCGTAGATCCGAACCAGTTGTTTCGAACTGTGCATGGCCGTTTTCTTTCTTCCAACCCGTCTCGTTGTCCACAATTTCTTGCTCGCTGAGCCCCAAATAACGCTTCATGGCCCAACGCTTTGAAACGTGTGGGTTTGCAATAGCTGCGTTATAGTTATTGAGTCTGTTGGAATCAACGTCAACTGTCTTAAACTGGCTAAAGTTTTGTGGCTCTGTGAACTTGAGCTCGAACATGCTGGTATCAATGTTGATACCGCGTTGCTTTAGATAAACTTTGAAATCTGTGTCTAATGTAGGGGCAATTAAGCTCTGTAGGCGCTCGCAATACTTGTTAAAGCGTAGCTCTTGAATGAGTGATGTACCGACACGACCGTCGCTGTATTGTGCTGCACTGTCATCTGGCCCCGTAGGCATGTAACTGCTAGGGATACGTAATGCACGGAACAGTTTGTTAGTGAAAAAGCGCAAATCGTCGATTTCACCTAGGTTTTGACCTGCTGGTAGAGTATCAACCGAACTACCTTTGCCCTCTGCATTTTGGGCAAAGAAGAAGTCTTCGTTCATGCTAATTGGATTATAGGTAGCATCTGTAATGTTTGCGCCGCCGCCTGTTTGCGATGGGATTCTACGCTGATAAATCTCGTTCTTAACACGTTCCAGGAACTGCATAGCCAAATGGCTTGGTAGATTGCCTGTGTCAATTTTGAATACTCTACGCTCTGGTGCGCGTTGGACGCGGTAGATAATGACTGCGTCTTCGATTAGTTCTTTTTGCTTGAAGGTCTTGAATACGTTCTCCAAAATGCTCATACCAAATGGCCAAGCACTATCAAGCCCTTCACTCAAGCTAATATGGACTACGTGCTCCGCTGCAATTGGATACTGAGATTGGGTGTTACCAAATCTGCCGCCACCACTGCCACCCGCACTAAAGTTATAGGTTGATCCGCGTGGGGCTGTCGCACCCATGACGCTTGGTGTTGTGCTGTATGTTGCATTGCTAGTGTTACTAGGGTAAATCTGTGTCATTGTTAACCCCTGCAGGTTAACGTTCAGGTCTCGGATGACGTATTGTTCTGGCTTCTTGCCTTCACTCTCGTTGACGATAACCTTGTCAACGTTACGTGAATCGACGTAATACAGGCCACTCGTTTCAGGATCGCGGACCATAAACTGGTCGCCGTATTTGAGTGTGCTTCGGAACAATCGGAACATTCTGCGATCAAGCTCGTTCAATCTGTACCAGCTTATAAGTGATTGTTTGAGAATATTCACTTCAATATCGGTTGGGTCTTCCAAAAAGTGGAAGTTAAACTGGGTACCGTTGTCGGGATTGACCTCTGTACAAAACTCTGCTATAATGTCCAGGGCACTGTTGACCTCTGGGTCTTGGTCCATGATCTCGTATTGGTAATAGCGATCGACTCGATTGCTTTGACCACTGTACACTTCTGGGAGGAAGTTGTTGTAGTTCTTACGGGACATTGCTCCCGCGCTGTTCAAGGTGTCGCGGCCGGAAATCGGACTGAGGTTCGATGCCTGTGGTCCTTTGTAAACGGAAAAATGTTTGCGCCAGCTCATAGTATATCCTATTTAGTTATATTTACCCAGTTATCAAGCATGGGCTAACTTTGCGTCGCGCCGAGTACCACTTAATACATCATAAATTTCGGACAACTTGTCGTGTAAGTCTTTTGTAGTCGGCTGACCCGGTTGATAAGGAATCGGACCAGGACCTTGCTGTGTTTCTTGTGGTGTTGGTTGTTGAAACTGATCTGGTATAGGTGCGAACTGAGTGGGTGGCATTTCGAGTCTAGGATGATTCGTTTCTATTGGAGTCAGGTTAGCTGGTCCCAATACCGGTTGATTATTTTCACTATTAAGGAAGCGACGAACTGCGTCGGATGCGTTCATCTTGCTATCAAATTGCTGCAACCGTTCTTGGTTGTGACCGTATACATCTAAATCTGATTTGAGAGTCGACGACTCTCTACTTAGGGCATCTAACTCATCTGTCCATTGCTTCTTTAGTTTTTGATCTGCTTCGCCAAGTTTTCCATCTCGTAATTCTGTTTCATTTATATGTTGTAACTTACGCTCCAAATCACTCATCTTGGATTGAACATCTACTAAATGTGCGGCTGTTTGTATTGCCGATTCTGGTGCATTGTCACCCATGCGATATCGTGCAACCTGACCGCGCAAGCTATTTGCTGTGCCTTTGAATCCGAGAGCGTAGAAAACATCTGCCATCATTTCTTTGAAGTCGGTGTTCCACCAATCCTTGATAAATTTACCGATGGGTGCAAGTACGTCGTCATACAACCATCTACCCATGTCTGCGAATATTGGTTTAATACCGTTAGTCCATATATTGGTGGCTACATTTTTGACCATATCCCATATGCCTGTGGAGTGATCTATAACCGTGAGTAAAGAATCTGTAAGGGTAGTAAGCTTATCGATCATCCAATTAAAGAAGCGTTGAAAGGTATCGTTAGCAAAAATTCTAGCAAGCATTGCAGGTATTACATTACGTATCTTGGTCATCATGGTATTCATCTTCACCATGTCTGCCGCTTCTTTACTACGTTGCTCGTCAAATTCTTTTGTGAGCTCGGCATCTGTCTTTATGGCTTCGCCTCTGGCTCGTTGTTGCTTGATATACTCCTTCAATTCACCTTCTCTAGCTTCTTGCTGTCTCTTTGCCATGAATGCGCCAGCCACCATTTCCTTCATCGCCTGTGTGCGTGATTGTTCTGGTATATTACCAAGGGCATCCGACATTGACTCTGCATTGTCTGCCCATGATTTTTGCAATTTTTGTAATGCTTCGTCGCCTGTTATCTGACCAGAACGTAGTTTTGCAGTAACATCGTAGAATGTGTCCGCGAAGTCACCACCGATTATAGCCATTGCTGATGCTGTGTCGCCGGTCATTGTACCAAATTGCATCATGCTATTCAGTCCAGTCATCATTGATGGACCACCTAGTGTAGTCAACATTGTACCAACTCGAACGATGTCGTCTCGCTGTTCGTTTGATAATCCGAGACGCGATAAGTTAGCACGTAGATCGACGTCTTTAGATAAATCCTTTACAAGGTTATTCATTTCGTCTCTGGTTTTTCCTGTGGCGCGAGCGAGAGAATCTAAGCCTTGGATATAGTTCTGTGTTCCGCGTAATACCCGAGCGTCTGCCATTTCCTGTGTTTCACCAGTATCCAACGCTGTGATATTGTTGTCATTGAGTGTACGTTGGTTGTCTGAATAATCCACCAACAACTCTGAAATTTCTTTGATCCCCAAACCCAACCCCGCTAATTTCGCATCACCAAATGCGAGGGTTTGCGCAAACTGTCCCATCTTCCTGGCACCATCACTTAAACTACCGCCACCAAATCTCGCTATAGCTCCTTGACTTTTGGCTATCATGGCGCCAAAATCTTCTATGCTCATGCCAGCCAATCCGGCCTGGGCGGCTAAATTGAACATCTCTCCTTGAAACCTAGCACCAGACGAATACATGATTGTAATAGTTTTCGTCATTTCTTGTACGGCACCGACTGCGGCCCCAGTGACAGTTGCTAGTACACCTAAACCAAAACCCGCTATTTTGAGTGGGGATATCCAACTACTAATGTCTTTGGCAAAACTAGCAATCCCGCTAGTTATATTATTGGTAGGTTTTTCTTTGCGTGCTTCTTTTGCATCACTGCGGGCGTCGGTCCGTAACCCTTTGAGTTCATCCTCTATCTTCTTCTGCGCTTCTTTCTGCATCTCTACAAGACGCTTCAGCGTTGCTTCGGACGCGGCATCTCCACTCAATATTGATGTAGATCCATCGGCGTTTGTAATTATTTGTTCCATACCAAATATATTTATACCCTACGAAAAGTGCCCATAAATAAGAATACTATGAATAAACCAAATCCCCTATCAGCCTACTTCCGTCAACCAAAGCATTATACCCCACTGCCGAGCGGTGGGCGCTGGTATCCCCCGGGATCGCTAGATATGCCCGCCTCTGGTGAGTTGGCTGTATTTCCAATGACTGCTCGAGACGAAATTAGTATCAAAACCCCAGATGCTCTATTGAGTGGGCAGAGCACGGTAGACGTCATTCAGAGCTGTATTCCCAATATCAAAGATGCGTGGGCTGTTCCTGGCGTGGATGTTGATGCTATATTGATTAGCATTCGTATTGCAACATATGGTCCCAAGATGGAGATTAGTCCCTCTTGTCCAGAATGTCAGGAAATTAACTCATATGACGCGGATCTCAAGTTGGCTCTCGGACAAAGCTTGGGTCGGATATGGGATGGTGACTTAACATTCGGTGAGCTACAAATTCATTTGAAGCCGCTGTCATATAGAGAGTTAACAGACTATCAACTTAAGACGTTCGAAGTAAGACGGTTTATGGAAGAATTGGCACGGGCTGAGTTAGAGGATAAGGAAAGAGTCGCAAAATTTAATGAGGGCTTCCAAAAACTCAAGAGCATTACAATCGATATGGTACTCGATAGTATCGAATCCATAGAGCTACCAGATGGTACCGAGGTTTCAGATAGAGGTATGTTATCCGAATTCATCGAAAATGCTGCGAGAGATGTGTTTGAGGGAATCAACAATATTGTCACAGACAATCAAAAGATTTTCAGGCTTACCCCATTGCACATCAAATGTCCGGATTGTGGGAATGAATGGGAACAAGCATTGGAGTTTGATACCTCAAATTTTTTCGCGCGAAACTCCTAAAGCTCACCATTGATGAGATTTCGGAGTTGGAAGAACGCTACCAAGGCGATATCCTCTCAATAAAGAAAGATTGCTACAAAATGGCATGGTATATGCGTGGCGCTGTCAGTATTACTGAAGCCATGATGTTGTCGTACGATGATCGTAAGTTGATGAATACGATTATTGAAGAGAATCTCGACACAACCAAGAAATCCGGGTTGCCGTTTTTCTAAGAGTGTAGCTTTCTTATGTGGCTCTTGTGGACACGTAATCTAATGTGTCCATTGTAGAAATCGTCGCTTTCCAGCACTTTTTGCACAATCTGCTCTCTCGCTTCAACATACGAGCATTCTGCTTTTGAATTGCAGTAATAGAGCACCTCACGGGTAAATTTGTCTGCACCTAGTGCAGCAACGTCCTCAAGCAATTCCTTGCTTGATCCGTAGTATTCCCGCCAATCACTTTCGACTTTAGAGCGAATCTTGCGTTTGCGCTTGTTACCGTTTTTGAACTTCACCGTGCGAATACTGGTCTTTTTGAACTGTGCCAGCTTCTTCCCGATGTACTTGCGCCCCGAAACCTGATTCGTTATGATATACACAAAACCCGCAATTCCTTCGGGTAAATCCGTTATTTCTTGCCCTTGATACAGCCATGACATATATAGTATGTATCTTCGCTGGTGCTGAAGTCGTAATTTTTGGTACTGCCGAAGCATACCACTAAGTATCAGCGTATATTAAATTTCATCATGGTCTACTCAGGTCAAACT